CAGCATCATCTGGCGACTACAGCAAGGCAGAATGTTCGGGGAAGAATAGCGGATGCTCTGCACTTGGTTATCGCGCAGCCGTTAAGGGAGAATCTGGTAACCTTCTAATGGCTTCAGAATATAACAAAGACGGTGTGCTTATCGGCGGAAAAGCCGATCTTGTAGACGGTAAAATTCTAAAACCGAATTGCTGGTATATTGTTGAAAATAGCGAGTGGGTCGAAGTAGACTATACCGACGGTATTTTTTCCTATGTATTGTCGAACAAGAAAGGTGTAAAAAAAGTCAAGACGGAAGCAGGAAAAATTTTATACATCGTTAGTGATGAACAAGGAAATTCAGCACACGGCGACACGATAGAAGAAGCGCGAAAAGATTTGATTTACAAAGTCGTCGCTAAATCGGATGTTGAAATACCCAAGGAAGCCACCGGAAAAGAATGGATCGGTATTTATCGCGCTGTCACGGGTGCTTGTGCTGCTGGCGTTAGGGACTTTGTGGAGAAAACAGGAAAGAGCCTTGACGACACTTACACGGCGGAGGAAATAGCGAAACTTGTTAAAGGTCACTTCGGCGCAGAAAAGTTTGCTGAAAGGCTAAAATAGCTTCCCTTGGTCGGGAAGGCCGGAGGGGAGAAATCCTCTCCGGTTTACTAAGCAACACTAACCCCACGAGGATGATATGGGAGAGATTGCAGACATGATGTTGGAAGGTGACTTATGCGCCCAGTGCGGTGTCGCTATACACTTAGAAGATACTCCGGGTTATCCTGTGTACTGTTCGGTACAATGCGCTAAAGATGCTGGAATACCAAAAAAGGACTGGCATTCATGTGTCGAGCAATATCTACAAGATCAACCATAACCCCAGAGAATAGACATGGTAGCGATAAACTTCAGGAAAGAGTTTGCGGAAAAGGTAAGATCAGGCAAAAAGCGCCAGACGATCCGTGAAAAATGTCGTGCTTTCTCCGGATGTAAATTGCAGCTTTATTATGGACAGCGCACCAAACTATGCAGAAAACTCAAGGATGCAGTTTGCAAATCTGTTTGCTCAATCACTATTACGTCGCTTCACATTTATACGTCTAGGGACGGCTATATAACTAACGAAGATTCTTTTGCTAGAAAGGATGGGTTCAAAGATTTCCCTGAAATGTGGAAGTTTTTTGAGCCTAGAGCAAAAGATGATGGGGCCTTCCACGGATGGCTTATTGAATGGTAACATACTAACCCCTCCTGTTTATCCGCTGTTCGAGCGGCAAGGTTAATCCTGAATCGTGAGCGACTTCCGTTGCAACGCGCGCCTTGTGCTGCATTTGCAGTGCCGCTTCTGAAAAGCTGATGTAGCCTTTCTGGTTTTCTATTATGATCTCGACGGCACGGATCAGCGACGCGATAACAGCCGAGTCCGTGAGAGCGATCAAACGCTCAAGGAGTTCGGCTTGCGCGCTCACAGGATCCCCTTTCGTATGAAACGAAGATATTCGTGCTGGACGATAACCGTCTCGGAATCAAACACGCAAACGCACGTCACGAACTTATCGCCGGCGCGCTCCACTTTCAGGTCCACGATCTGGCCTTCGATTTGCTTCTGGTCATAGACGCGCACGACGATGTTGCCGGGCTCGTGGCCGGGATTCATGAAAAGAAAGTGCTTTATGGCGCAGTAATTTTTGTAATCAAAGGTCATGGCAATACCCTTTCATGTAGGCTCGGTCCTGCGGCGACATTCTTTCGCAGCGCGCGGCGCGTATGCCGTCGTTGAAATCCTGCTCGCGCACGGCGGCGTCAAGCACGAAGCACATGGCGCCATAGATGGCCGCAAGCCCGATCAGCATAAGGAAAAATCCGTTTGCTATGTCATTCATGCGTGTCATGATGCCCTCATAGGATGATTGAAAAAGAGTTCGTTCGACTGCCAAGCACGGGGCTTGCCGTCCGGATAGCGCGCAATAGAATCGCCGATCTTCGTAAAGAAAACGTGACCGGCCTTTTCCTCGACGAGGAAGCCGAATTTTTCGATGTCCGTTGCGTGGCTGATGTCAAGGCCAGGGAAGTGCGCGAGCCTGTGGTCCAGATAATGCGCCTTTCCATCTATGACCTGCGCTACTAACGACGGCGAAGGCCGGTCGGTTTCGTTCACGATGACATATTTCGGTGCGGGGATTTTCTTCGAGCGGTTCGGATGATTAACCATATTTGAATCTCCATGCCCCTGAACCGCCCGAGGCGCGGCGTCGTTTTAATGAACACAACATTGACACAACATCTTTCCCGTGTCAATATGCTTTTTCAAAAAATCTTTGGGGTTGAAAATTATGGGCAAAAGCAGCGACTTCGCGCGCAAGCCACGCGATTATTACCCGACGATTTTTTATGCTTGACGCGCGCCTCGACTTAGGCAATCATTCGCCCAAGCAAACTTACTGAAAAGCGGGTTGTGCGGCTGATCCCCGCCTGACCCTGCTCCTCGAAAGGGGGTCAACCCGTTTTCAGTATCAACTTTCGAGGAGCAAATGGCTGAAATATCAAACAATTTTGAAGCCTTTTGGAAAATCTACCCCAAAAAAGCGGAAAAAATCTACGCGCTTCAATGCTTTAACAAGGCTTTGAAGTTTGCAACTGCTGAAGAAATCATCGCTGGCGCAACGCGCTACGCCCATGACTGCCTTTCAACGGCACGCCCGCGCGAATACATCAAAAACCCCTCGACATGGCTCAATAAAGGCTGCTGGGACGACGAATACACCGTACCCGAGCCCGAAGTCGTGTCCCCAGAGGAATCGCGCCGTAAGGCCCGCCTGAAGGGCTTTTATGAGCGCGGATTATGGAATGAAGAATGGGGGCCAAGACCGCCAGAAAACAGCGACGAAAGGAAGGTCATAAAATTTCAAGCGTGACGGCTTTAACGTCTATTGCGCGGCCTTTCTTGGGTCAACCGTCTTTGCCGCGCGAAACAGCCCAGATAAGAACGAACAAAGGGCAACGGCAGGGAGCGAAAAGAGGTCGGCCGGTTCGGAGATAGCGGACGTTCTTAAACACCTCAAAACCATTGCGGCGCCGCTGCCAAAATGGTCCAAACGCGACGGGCTGGCTCCAGCTAGGCTTGATCGCTTATGGCAAAGCTCAAGGCTCTTCACCGAGCCCTGGGGGAACTTTGCCATTTGCTCGGGGCTTTCCAACAAGGCTTGATAAATATCAATTTTTAAGTTACTGTTCTTTATAGGTTATTTCTTAAACTGCTTATTTTTTGCCGCGATTTTAACGCAATTTCGGACGGTCCTTAACCATTTCAAAATTACCTCGCTGTATTTGTTGAAAAACCCGCGCGATTGTGTCATTCTACGGGCGGTTTAAACAACATCAACCGCGGGGGAAAATCATGAAGATGCGGAACACGTTGCTTTTATCGGCGTTTTTGGCGCTTTTTGCGTTTTCCGTCCATGCGGACGATAGGCTCAAGCCTTATCAATCTGTCAACGAGTTCACCACGCTTTCTGCGTCCAGCGCGGCGTCAGGAGATTATTCTCTCGTATACGACGCCAGCGCCAATGACTGGAAAAAAGTTGACGCTCGCGCATCTCTCACGGCTTTTAACGGAACGGTCGGCGCGACAACGCCAAGCACCGGCGCCTTCACAACGCTCACGACGACGAGCACGATTGGATCCGCCGGGAACGTGACGCTGGACGACGGATCTGGCGCGTCTCCGAGCCTTACTCTCACTGACGGGACCGACGAAACGGCTGTGTTTTCCAAAGCAGACAGCGGATTTTTGTCTGTCACGACGTTAGCGGCTGACGGCCTAAGTGTGTTAACCGGTAATCTTAAAGTTGGCAATGGAACGCCCGGAACGGCCCAGGATGGCGAGGACGCCTACGTCGAGGGAGTATTTGAGGTTGACGGCACGGCGCGTTTCGACGGCGCGGTTAACGTCAATGGGGCGCTGACCGCACCGTTTGAGGACGTAACTGCGACAAACGTGCTTACAAGCGCGGAGTGCGGAAAAACAATGACGCTGAATAGCGCAACCGAGTTCGTCTCAACTCTGCCCGCTCCTGTAGCTGGTTGCAGATTTAAGTTTATCGTCAAGGCCGCGCCCGCAAGCGCTTCTTACACTATCGTCACGAACGCAAGTTCGAACATCATCATCGGCGGGATCAACGAGCTTGAAGTCGATACCGGTGACGACGGCCCCTACGACACAAACGCCGATACGATAACGTTCTATGACGGAGTGGCCGCTGTAGGAGATTGGGTAGAGGTAATCAGCGATGGCACATCTTGGTATCTGACGGGCCAGTCAAATCTTGACGGCGGAATCACGCTCGCAACTGCTTCGTAGGAGGAGATATGAAGAAGATTTTTCTTGCCTTGGCCGGTGCGCTGATTTGCATTCCGGCCTTGGCGAACGAGCACGTGGCCGTAAACATCACCACGGCTGCGCCGACAAAAGCGATATGCACGGTCGGCGCCCCTGGGTACGTGAAAGTTATCGCAACGGGAACGTGGGGATCAGGAACGCTCACGCTCTACGAGACGACAGATAACGGGACGACGAAAATAGGCATCAACGATCTCACTGGCGTTGCGACGACGCTAACAGCAGACGGAGCTACGAACGACATATCAGTCTTTACGGCTGTTAACAAAGGAAAGACAAAGAAAATCTGGGGTGTTCTTTCAGGATCAACGGGCGCAACGCTTTCCGTTTACTGCCAAGACTCGAAAGGCTAAAAATGAAAAAAACACTTCTTTTTTCTGCGCTGATAGCAATCTTCGCAGCTTCTTATGCACATGCTTATGAGAAAAAAATAAGCATGAATAAAGACGAGTATTCTTTGGCTTATAACAATATTAATTGCGATGGAATGGAATTAAACGATGTAGCGGCAACGGCTGGAAGCAACGTCGCTGATTCCACGGGATACGAGTTCACCAATTCCGATGTGGGTAAAAAAATATCCGTGATGGGGGCCGGAGTATTATTCGGGGCCGGAACAGCGGCAGAACAATACCTAGCATGGAACAGCACGATACAGTCTGTGTCGTCAGGTAACGCCGTTTTGTCGTCCAACGCTACGACGACAGTTAGCAATGCGCGTGCGGTTTTCGGTACAGATTTTGCGGGTGCAATAAACGCGTTATCAACAAAAGTTTACAACTCTGGTGGGGGCACTATAATTTTATCACCAAAAACATGCGTCGTAGGGTCGTCTATCACTGCTTTAAGTAATGTCTCGTATAAAGGCGCGCACAGAGATAAGAGCGTTTTATTTTGGTCGTCAGCAACGCCGATGACGACAGCGGTGTTTTCTGGTCTTTCTGCTAGCAATGAAAATCCATATAAAGGCATTTCGTTTGAAAACTTTACGATTGACGCTTACGCGGCGGTCCAAAGCTCCTATAGTGTTGGTGGGAAAGGTATCTATATCCAGTATATGGATCGCCCCGTCATATCGGGCATGAGGATATACGGAACCCCGGCGACGGCGATAGGCACAGATTATTTACGCGCCGGAGTCGTAAAAGATAATTACGTCGTGGAAGGCGGCAGGCTTAACGACGGAACATCTTTGGGCGGATCATGTATCGGCATCGCCGTCGCGGGGCCCAACTCAATTCAGGAGCCAATAGAAGGCGTGGTTATTCACGGGAATTACGTTAAAAATTGTGGAAGGTTCGGAATATTTTTAGAAGGCTATAACAACGCGGCGCAACAGGACTTTATCACGAATAACGGGGTCATTCTTGCGAGCAACAAAGGCAGCGGCATCGCCATAAGCGGCAGCGCCAACGCTATGGTTTCGTCTAACAACGTTTTATCGCCGACAAACACATCGCCGTCAGGACAGGGGCGAGGCATAGCGATTACGAACGGATCGTATTCATCGCCGTTCCCGGGAAAGTACGCAACAATCGCAAACAACGTGATTAGGGGAACGAGGGAGGGTATTGTTATCGACTACTCTGTCAAGACTCCGGGGACAGCCTTCGACATGCACACGATAACTGGCAATAAAATAATTTCTCCCGTGAGTTATGGGATTTATGCCATCTCCGGATCGGCATACGAGATTACTAATTTGATTTTATCAAACAATAGTTTTTATAAAACAGGCGGGAACGCAATACGGTTTGAAGGTTCCGGCGGGTTCAAAAACGTTTTATTAACAAAAAACACAATGTACGACGTCGCCTCGTCTGGCATAGCTGTGCTGTCAGGGTTAACAGACTCCATGATTGACGGCAACATACTTACAGATGGGCTTACGTATACCCTTACGAACGGCATCTATTTCTACTCCGCGACCGGGGTTGGGTCGAACGTGAGCATCAGAAACAATCACTTCAACTCTGTAACAAACCCCATAAACACAGGGAGCGGCGGAAGCTGGACAGGGGTTGCAACGAACAACACGGGCTATAATCCTGTTGGCGCAAGCGCCGTGTCACCCGGCGCGAGTCCGTGGACGTATACGGCTGGCAAGTCGCCAGAAACGCTATACATATATGGTGGGACGGTCTCTGGAATTACGATAGGCGGAGTCACTGTTGCGTCGGCCTCTCCAGCTGCGATTGATCTCCCACAAAACACGGCGGCGATTATAACCTATTCGGCCACGCCCAGCGCGAGTAAATACATAAAATGATCGACACGCCTCAACAAAAGCTTGCTTTTGATATGACTGTGAAGGAAATTGTTGACAGAAAAGAGGAAGACGCTAGGAAAAAGCTTAAACGATTGCTCAAATGCGACGAGGGGACTTGCGGCTATCCGATCAATTCGAGAGACGCAACGATCCTCGCGTCTTACAAAAGAAACCTGAATTCGGTTTTAAGGGCCGCGCCGACGTGAAAAATGGCTGAAACGACAAACAGAATTTCCGCAGGAAACAATCAAGCCTATGAGGCTCGCGCTATCATCGCGCGCCTTGTCATTGTCGGAAACACGCTGCGAGGCCCGATTGTCACGCCCATCTACAAGTTTTTGACGCTTTACCAAGGGGAGGGCCGGCCAGCGATCCCCGTCGAGTTCATCGGCCCGGCGCCTGTTGACGACGACGGAAACGGAAATCGTTTCCTGAAGCTCGAAGCCCTGAAAGAAGGTGATTTCGTCGTCGATCCCGGCCTTGTTTATCGCAAGTGTTTGTGGTTCGATGCGCTCACGGCGGCGCACCTCAAGGCGTTCGCGACGTTTAAACCCAAAGAACTGACCGTGCCCGAGCGATCAGATTTTCCCTCTTTCAACCTCGGGACGCTTGACACCACGAAGGATCAAGTCACAAAGCAATAACCAGTAACCGAAGAAAGGAGTAGGTGAAGATGGAAAACCAAACAATGCCAAAAGAGCCTTATTTCATCCCAATGAATAGGCCCTATTTGACCGAGGAAGAGCTTAGCCGCGAGGTGCAGCTTTGCCGTATCAAAGTCTGGGGAAAATACACATGCCGCGGCGATCATCGCAAAGAAGTCATCGAAAAGGACTTCGATGCGCAGATCATCTTGCCCGTTGGCTTCAACAAAGGCCATGTGAAGCTGGTCATCAATCAGCACATCAAAACGATCCTTCACGGGATCCGGGCGCGATTCTTTGACTTCGACGAACTTGCCGCACCCGAGCCCGTCACGGGCACGAAACAGGTGCGCGATTTCATGTCGGATCGCGGCTTGCGCGAGAACGAACGGGCCAAGCGCGCCTATGAAAAGGCGCTCGCGGATCGAAAGTCCGAGGAAGAAGCAACGCGGGATGGGCGCCCGCCGCACTTCAGCGACACAACGCAGTACGGTCCCGACGGCCTTCCGAAGTTCAGCGATAGGCTTTATGTCGCGTGACGGACGAAGCGCCCGCCGCGCTTGTCCCTCCCGACGAGATTAAAAACGCGCCCAATATCTTAGGAGGGAAGGACAAGCGCAAGCCGAACCGTCATTTGCGCCCGGACATTCCAGACGGAAGCGTGACGGCACATTCTGCCGCTGAAATGATGCGACTGATGGGCTTTGATCCGACGAGTCACATGACGCCGTTGCAATTTCTTGTGGCCGTTATCAATGACCGTACCGATCTTGTTTACAAAAACGAATCTAAGCGCAACATGATCGAGCTTAAAGGCGGCATCGGCATAAGCTATCGCGTGCTTGCCGCGCAGACGGCCGTGAAGTACATGCACCAGGAAATGCCGAAGCTTCAGGTCAATATCAACCCGGAAGGAAAGTTTGCCGACGCGCTTTCAAAATCCTTGGCGCGGGCCGAGCAGCGCGTCTATGACCGAGCGGCCATCATTGACGAGGCCGGGCGCTTTGTCGTCGAGGTGCCTCTTGGCGAAGCGAATTACCCGCCTGTTTTCAAGGAAGGCGCGGAAGATTTTCCCGGATCAGAATCTTTAAACGGAACGAATGCGGAAGGAGACACAAATTACAACCCCGATAATCCAGGCTGACGTCGGCGAGATCATGGCTAAGTTCGAGAACGATCCGCTTGGATTCGTTCTTTGGGCCTTCCCGTGGCAGGAACCGCGCACGCAACTTGCCTTTGATTTTCCAGACAGGTGGCAAATCGCGGTCCTTGAAGATCTCGGCAAGGCGCTCGTCATAAATGCCAACCGTCCGAAGGACCAGCGCGTGCCGATTCAGATCGCCGTCGCTTCAGGTCATGGCATCGGAAAAGCACAGCCGCTTGATCTTGAAATAGATACGCCGAACGGGAAAAAACTATGGGGAGATCTAAAACCGGGCGATCTATTGTTCGGAAGAGACGGCAATCCCACAAGAATAAAAACAAGGCACGATCACAAAAACGTTAAAATGTACCGCGTTTTTTTCGACGACGGAAGCCATACAGATTGTTGTGAAGATCATCTGTGGACAGTAAAGGGAAGAAACCAAAGAAGAAAAAAAGAGGGCTGGATCGTTCTTTCAACAAAGCAGATTCTTTCGTTTGGAGTAAAAAGAAAAAATGGAACGAAAGAAGCACGCCAATGGGAGGTTCCGCGCAATTTACCCGTACAATATCCTGAAAAAAACACGCCAATTCATCCCTATGTTTTGGGTGTTTGGCTAGGTGACGGAACAAGAAATTCGTCAAGAATTACGTCAAATGACTATGAAGTTATAGAAAGACTTAAGGCAATCGGAGAGAAAATAACAAAAGAAAAAACACCTTTTATGTACGGCGTTTCGATGCTTAAGAGAAGATTGAAACTGCTCGGCATTTCCGACAGGTTTAGCTATCAAAAATCTGTGCCACCCATTTATATGGAAAACTCGGAGAAAGTTAGGTCCGAGATTTTACGCGGCCTTTTGGACACGGATGGAGAGGCGGCAAAACATGGGAGCGTTGTTTTTAGTTCTACAAGCAAGGCGCTTGTTGAAGACGTTGTTTGGCTGGCAAGGTCTTTAGGCGGAAAGGCGAGAATACAACCAACCGCAAAAAAAACAACGCATAAAGATTGCTATAGGGCGACGCTGACCATGCCTTGCGGATTCCGTTGTTTCTATATAGAAAGAAAACAAAGCAGGATTCATGTTGTTGAAGAACGCTATCTTTCAAGATGGATTGACAGGATCGAAAGTCTTCCGAACGCTGACGCAATGTGTGTCACGGTTGATGCAAAAGACAGTTTATATTTAACGAACGATTTTATTGTAACGCACAACACTGCACTTATAGCATGGATTGTGCTTTGGTTTTTGTCCACGCACGTCTGCCCGCGTGCCGTCGTCACAGCGAACACCTTCAAGCAGCTTTCCGGCAAAACATGGGCCGAGCTTCATAAATGGCACTCGATGATGCTGCACAAGCATTTGTTCGAGTGGACGGCCGAAAAATACTACCTCAAGGACAACCCGGCCGAGTGGAAGGCCGAGGCCATCCCATGGTCGAAGGAAAACAGCGAGGCCTTTGCCGGCACGCACGCCGTCAATGTGCTCTACGTTTACGATGAAGGCTCGGCCGTTGACGATAAGATCTGGGAGGTATCCGAGGGCGCCATGACCACGGAATGCTGCCTATGGGTCGTTTTTGGGAACCCTACGCGCAACACGGGACGCTTTCGGGAATGCTTTGCGAAGTTCCGGCATAGATGGATCACGCGCTCGATCGATAGCCGCACGGCGCGGAAAACGAACAAAACCAAGATAAAACAATGGATTGAGGATTACGGCGAGGACAGCGATTTTGTACGGGTCCGCGTGCGCGGGCGCTTCCCGAAACTGGCTTCAAACCAGCTTTTCTCGGAAGAGCGCGTCGATTATTGTATGAATGTTTACAAAGCGATAGGTTATGAATTCTACCCGATTTCGATTTGCGTGGACGTCGCGCGCAAGGGCGACGACATGACAACCGTGGGCGTGTGGCAGGGAAAGAAGGGCCACGAACTTCGGGGCTTTGCCAAGGATGGAAACGGAAAGCGCACGGTCATCATGACGGCCACGGCTGCGGCCTACGCTTACCGGCACTACCAGAAGCTTTATCCGCGCGTGCGCATCAGGATTTTTGTCGATGATTGCGGCGTCGGCGGCGGCGTGACGGATGTGCTTGAATCCTGGGGCCTTCCAGTGACGGGCGTGGATTCCGGCGCTGGCGCGCACGATCCCGAGAAGTTCACGAAGATCAGGTCCGAGATGTGGTGGCGCGGCGCGCAAGCCGTGGAGGACGGTTACGAATTGCCTAAGTGTGTGCAACTTAAAGAAGATTTGGTCAACATCACCTACGATCACTCGGTCCCGGCGATGAAAATACAGGTCGAAAAGGTCGAGGACTTGAAGGATCGCGGCTTGCCGTCGCCCGACTATGGGACGAATTTCGTGCTACAGTTTGCATATCCGCAACTTCTTGATATAAAGGACGAAACAGCGGCGCAAGCTGCGCGCTCGACAGGCGGGTCCACGACAATGCAAAAACGCCGCCAGTTGGGTTATGGGCAAGATCCTTCGCAACAGCCGCGCCGCCTTATCTGATGGCGGCATTCTGAAAAAGGGTGTATGCTTGCGCGAAATTCAATAGGGGGCCGAAATGGGACTGGAAACAATAGCGGCTGTTGTAGGGATCGCCGGAGGGCTTTCGAGTATTGCTTCTGGAATTAAAGGCATGACGGGCGGATCTTCGAAAACTTCCTCTAAAAGCACCACATCTACGGCGGAAACACCAGAGCAACAGGCTGCAAAAAAGAAAGCCGCCATAGCCGCGCTCGGAGAAGACCTTCCGAAGACGACGACGAATCTTTCAGGGAACAACGAAAACGTGACGCAAAAAACTCTTCTGGGGCTTTGATATGGCAAAGACCGCAAAGGAATATCTTGAGCGCGAAACGCAACTCGAAACGCGCCGCGCCTTTTGGAAAGCTCAATGGCAACTGACATGTGAATACGTTCACCAGCGCCGCGCGGACTTCACGACGTTGCGCGCACCGGGCGCGTTTATTTCATCGCAGCTTTGGACGGATTCGCCCTCTCACCTCGCCGAAACGTCGGCCAGCGCATTCCTTGGCTATATCTGGGCCGCCGGGGTTAAAAGCTTCAAGCTTGTCGGCAACAAGAACGTCTTTGAAAAAGACAAGGAAATGGAGGATTTTTGGGCAGAAACAACGAGCGCCTTGCAAGATGAAATGGACGATAACGACGCTTCGCTTTCAACGACGCTCGACGAAACGATGCTCGATCTCATTACGATTGGGACAGATGCCGTTGTGACGAATGAGCGAAACGCGGACAAGCCGCTTTTGGGGTGCCTTGCTTTCGATGGCTGGTCCGTGCAGTCTTTTTCTCTTGCCGAGAACGCAAGCGGGCGCGCAGACACGTTTTACCGCCGCCGGGAATACACCGTTAAGCAGGAAGTCGAAAAGTTCGGCCTTGAAAATGTTTCCTCGAAAGTGCGCGAAAAGTTCGAGAAAGGACAGCTTTCGGAAACCGTTGAAGTTCTTCATGTCATCGAACCGCGCCTTGAAAAGGATCGCAAAAAAAGATCTATGGCCGCAAAGGATATGCCCTGGGCGTCGGTTCACATTGAGATCGATACAAAGAAATTCATCAAGATTTCAGGCTTTCAAGAGCTTCCCGTCGCTTGCGCGCGCCTTGCCAAGCGCACGAATGAAGAATACGGGCGCGGCCGCGGGATGAATGCCCTGCCGTCGATCATGATGCTGAATCAAGTCATGGAAGACTGGCTTCTTGCGATGGAAAAGAACCTCGATCCGCCCATGTATCAGCTGAACGACAGCGTAAGCGGAAACGGGAAGATTGATACATCGGTGGGAGCGATCAACATTTTGCGCGTTGACAAGGCGCAAGGGAACGTCGCTCCGACAGGAAAGATTTTCGATATTCAGGAGATCAAGGCCGCGCCAGAAGTGATCACGATGTTAACGGAAAACATCAGCAACCACTTTATGATTGACCGCCTGATCAACCTCAATAACGAGGTCGAAATGACGAAGGGCGAGGCGCTCTTGCGAAACGCGATCCGTCAATCGACGCTGCGCTCCATCGTCTCTCGCATCCTTCTCGAAAAATTCAATCCCATCATCAACACGTCGTTTTCGATCTGCTTGCGCCGCAACAAGTTCGGCTATATGCCCGGCGATCCACAGGCGCTTGCTCTTGAGAAGATGGGCCGCAAGGTCAAATATCTTCCGCAGAAGTTTATCGACGCCATGCAATCCGGCGAAGACCTTTACAGCATCGAATATCTGACGCCCGCCGCGCGCGACATGATGGCAGAGGAAGCACAGGGCATGGTCGAAACGCTCGGTCTTGCCGCGCAAATGGCGGCCTTTGACGACACGATCAAGCATCGGATTGATCCACAATGGTCGCTTTCGCGCTTCGCCGAAATCAACGGAGCGGATCGCCGCATGTTCAACAACCAGGAGAAGGTCGAGCAGCTTGTCGAGCAGGAACGCCAAATGCAACAACAGGCACAGGCCGCGCAACTTATGCAAATGGGCGCCGGCGCGGCGAAGGACGTCTCTCAAGCCCAGAAAAACGCACGGGGTGAATAGTGAAAAAGATTGATCGCGCTCTGCCGCCGTCCGAGGCAGCCGAAGCAAAAGCAAAGCTCTTGGCTTCACAAAAAAGCGTTTCTGCAAAGATCGAAGCCCTCATGAAAGAGGATTTTGGTCGCACGTTTCAAACGGATCACGGAAAACGCGTGCTTTCTTGGCTTGCGAAGCGCGCCGGATGGGGACGCCCGCCGCTCGCGGCCGGGCCTGATGGGAAAATAAACCAGGAGTTCACCGTCCATAACGCGATGGAATTAAGTATTTATCTTGAGATTCGGAAGCACATTCCGATTGCCGTACTTCAGGAAGTCGAGTACGGTTTCATTCAACCCTCGGGGACATTGCCCGAAGATAACCAGTAGGGAGAAAAAACATGGCAGACGACGCAGGAACAAGCACGGCCACGCCCGGCGGCGATGGCGCGAACATTTCGATGATGACCGACGGAGGCGCCGGAGGCACAGGAGAAGGCGGGACTGGCGGAGATGCCGGAAAGCTCGACATTAAGGGCCTTCTCGGGGAAGAACTCGCCGGGGATCGGAATATCGCCAAATTTCTTGAGGGAGAAAACCCCGTCCAGTCAATGGCTAAGTCATTGATTGAGGCCCAAAAACTGGCGGGCAAAGTCAAAATCGGCGTGCCGGACGACAAGGCTACGCCAGAGGAAAGAGCGGGCTTTTACAAAAGCTTAGGCGTGCCGGATGATGCGAAAGGCTATGAGTTCTCCCGCCCGGAGAGCATCCCAGAATCAGCCTACAACGAAGAGCATTCGGCCAAGTGGGCAAAGATCATGAAGGACAATAACGTGCCCAAGGCGGCCGCCAATGCCCTGCGGAATGCGATGTTTGCCGAAATGCTTGAGCAGGGCACGAATACGACAAAGGCCCTCACAGAGGCATTCACGAAGGATTTCGGGGATGATCGCGTCACCGTCGCCAAACAGGTCGGCGCCGTTATGCAAAAGGCCATCCCTGACGAGGTGCTTCGCAAGCAAATTGAGAACGGAATCAATGACAAAGACCGTCCGGCGTTTGCCTTGGCGCTCGGCCACGTCATCAAGCACATGAAAGAAACCTATGGGATTCAAGATGATGCGCTTGACGGCGGAACCGGATCAGGAAAAAGCATTGAAGAATTGCGCGCCGAAGCCCAGAAACTTATGGCTTCTGATGCGGCAAGAGACCCAATGCACAAGGACAACAAGGAAGTAACGAAAAAAATCAATGATACGTATGCACTTATTGGTACGTTGACGGACGCGGCCAAAAAGAGGTAAAGTAAAGCTTCCATGGGAAGCGAAGACACCAAGAAGGCGAGCACGGAGCCCCGGACATTGGAGAGTGTCCGGGGCTTTTCTTGTCTGCTTGAAAAACAATAAAAAAAAGGCTATCATCCCCGCATCAGATAACCGAAGCCCTCAAGTAGGCCTGATTGACGCACGCAAAATGTGTCGGCTGGCCCCCGTTACAGGCAAGTACGCGCCCGCATCAGCGTAAGCGAAGTTGGCGGATAACGCAGCGAAACTTGCATGTTAACCAATCAACCCAAGAGGGCTCAAAATGACTGATCAAATCTCAACGGCTCTTGCCATTCAGTTCGCCGATATGGTGCACATGAAGGGGCAACAGACCAAAACGCGCACGCGGGACCGCTGCAATGTCGTCCCGATGGGCACACAGGATATGACCGTCGAAGACATCGGCGCCGTCGAAGCAATCGAAATCACCTCGCGCCATCAGAAAACGCAGGGCCAGGATCTTGTCCACGGCCGCCGGCGTCTTCGTATGCGTGAGTTTCGTTGCACGATTTACCTCGATGAAAAAGACGAGGTTGGCGTCCTGATCGATCCGCAACGCGAATATGCCGCCGCTGTGGCGCGCGCCATGTACCGCCAGTTTGACCGCCTCGTTGTCGAAGCGGCTCTTGCGACGGTTTACACCGGCCGCGACATGACGACAGCCGTTACGGCAGCGACGGACGGCGTTGCAACGGTCGATGCGACTTCAGGCTCGACCTATGAAACTCTGGTCACAATTACGGAAAACTTCATGGACCACGAAATCGGCACAGAAATGGACGAACGTGTTTCCTTGCTGATTTCTGGCGAAGAGCATACGGACCTGATGCAGGAATCAGAGCTTACGAGCGGCGATTTCTCGCGGCAGTATGCCGTGGACAAGGGACGCCTCGTTATGGCGGCGGGCCTTGATCTGATCCCGTTCGGCGGTTCTGTAAGCAATCCTATCCTGTCCGTTTCTGCCGGCAATGTGCGGTCCTGCATCGCCATGGCCGACAACGCGATCAAGGTTGGCCTTGCCAAGGACGCGCAAGTGTTCATGGACATCAGGCCAGACCTGAACCGCGCGAAACAGGTTCAGGCGGTGCTTATGATGGGCGCAGTTCGCACGGAAGGCGCCCGCATTCAGGAATACCAGACGACGCATACGCCGTAATCTGGGCTTCTTGTTTCGTAACTCTTGAAGAGAGGACAAAAAAATGGCTGTTCAAGCATACCTCACAAACTACAAGTCTTCTCCCGGACTCGGCGAGAAGCTTGAGCCGGGTCGCGGACCCTGCGATCTCGTTGTGATCGCGGGTTATGCTGCGGTTGCGGCCGCAGACGATGACGGGTCAACGTACCTTCTGGCAAAGGACGTTCCTTCATCGTTCCGCCCGATTCGCGCCTACATCGAAAGCGACGAGATTACGGGGGGCACGGACTATGACATAGGCCTTTACGATTCCGTAACAGGTGCGGCAGTTGACGCGGATATCCTCGTCGATGGCCAAACGCTTGCTTCGGCGTCGAAGGTTCTCGATGGCTTGTCAAATGTTGACCTTGCCAATCTTGGCGCGCTCAAGACTCTTGCCGAGCTTTTGAGCCTCACGCCGGATACGGCCAAGGCACGGTATGACATCGTTTTGACGGGCAACACCGTCGGGAGTGCGGCGGGCGACGTCCATTACATCCTGATGGGCATTGCCGGTTAAGCGTGAAGGACAATAAAAGCGCGGGGTGACGTCGTTGCCCCGCGCCTTTTAAAGGAGGGAAAATGTCGCGCATTACGACGAAAACAGGCGTTGCAAACCTCGCGGCTTCCCTTCTTAAAACCAATCGCGTTTCAAACATCGATCCGCCGGAAACAGGCAGCAAGTTCGCAAAAGCGGCTTCTCTTTGGTATGACGAAAGCCGCCGCGTTGCCCTCGCGCAATGCGTCTGGAACTTTGCCAAAAAGCGCATTCAGATTTCCGAGGATGCGACGGCGCCGGATTTTGGATACGGCGCGCGATACCTTCTTCCTTCCGATTATATCCGCGTTGCGACGCTCGGTGACGAAAACGATCCCGAAAAGGATTATGTCATCGAAGACGGTTATTTGCTTTGCAACCTGACGTCGCCGATCAATCTGGTCTATATTTACGATCAGGAAGACATCTTGAAATTCAGCCCGATGTTTACGCAGCTTCTTGCGCGAGAGCTTGCTGCAAACACGGCTTATGAAATCTCTGGAAACAGAACGCTTGCAAAAGAAATGCGCGCCGAAGTCATCAATTATCTTTCAGACGCCATGGGCATTGACGGACAGGAATCGCCGCCGCCAAACAAAATCCGGCGCTCGAAATGGAAGGCTGCGAAAGAAGGATATGCCTTTGCCGGATCTGATTATTCCGGCCGAGTGGTGACATAATGGGCCTTCGCACAACCCCGGAAATCCCTGCACTTAATTATGGCGTGATCAGCCGCAAGCTTCGCGGCCGCGCCGACATGGATTTTTACGATCAGGCGGTCGATTATCTCGTCAATTATGTCGTCACGCCACAGGGTGAGGCGCAATATCGTGGCGGATCGATCTATGTGGCGAACACGCGCGACAACAATGTGGCGCGCCTTATACCGTTTATTTATGAGACATCGGATACTTACGTGATCGAAGTGACCGAGGATTACATGCGCTTTTATCGCAATCACGGGCAGGTCACGTTGACGGCCCAAGCGATAACCGACATCACGAACGCAAGCCCCGCCGTCGTCACCTATAGCGGAGCCGACACATATTCAAACGGGGACCGCATAACGATCTATGGCGTTGTCGGAATGCACCAGGTCAACGGGCGCGAGTTTATCGTCGCCAACGTCAACACAGGCGCAAACACGTTTGAAATAACGGATGTTGACGCAAACGACATCGACAGCACGGCCTATGATGCCTATGCGTCCGGCGGCTATGTTGCCGAGCTTTACGAAATCTCTTCCCCTTATCAGGAAGAAGAGCTTTTTGAAATCGACTATACGCAAGCCGAAAACACGCTTTATATCGTTCACGGCGATTATGCGCCGCGCAAACTGACGCGCTCGGCACATACAAGCTGGACTCTTGCGACGTTCGACATCGTGGGCAATCCTTTCGGGACAACGCTTACCGGAAGCCCGAAAACGATCACAGGCATAACAAAGGCCGATCCTGCCGTTGTGACATCGGCCTCACACGGATACAGCAACGGCGATATTGTGAAAATCACGGGCGTCACGGGCATGACGGAAGTGAATAAGAAAATCTTTACTGCGCGCAATGTCGCAACAAACACGTTTGAGCTTGAAGACTATGACAGCCTTGACAACACGGCCTATTTATCGGGCGGCGTCGTCGATAAGTTCACGGCGTTTTCTTACCCGTCCTTGGTTACGCAAATCGGAGGGCGCATCATTTATGGGGCCTCAAGCGCGCACCCAACGCGGCTTTGGTTTTCAAAAATCCTATTTGACGGGACGCTCGATGACTTCACGCTTGGCGATGAAGACGCGGATGCGCTTATTCTCAATATCCGCGGAGAACAGGTCAACAAGCTCTTGTGGCTCTCGGCGGCAGAAAGCTATTTGTCGGTAGGAACTTCCGGCGGCGCCTTCATGGTCAAGGGCGGGTCCGATACCGGAATCACGCCGACAAGCTTCGATATTCGTCCCGTTTCCTTCAACGGCGCAAGCCCGGCGCGCCCCGTCAACCTTGATAATTACAACATCTTTGCGCAGCGCAACGGAACGACAATCCGCTCTTTCGAGTATGATGCGCTGCACGACGGATATACGACGCCGGACAGAACCTTGCTTGCCGACGACGTTTGCGCATCGGGCGTTAAGGAGTTCTCCTATACGACAGGCACGCCAAACATCGTTTGGGGCGTTCTCAAGAACGGCAAAATGGTCGGACTTACGTTCGATCCGTCGCAAAAGGTCGTCGCTTGGCACCCGCACAACACGAACGGATCGTTTGAAGCCACAGTCACGCTTCCTATTGTCGATTCCGATGATGAGCGCTGGCAATGCGTCGCGCGCACGATCAACGGAGGAACAAAACGATTTATCGAATACGCTCCAAAGAATCAGGAAACGCCGAAACGCGAGGATTATTTCACGGGCGAGGACAACAAAGAGACGGACGAAACATCTTATCTAGCCGCGCTTTGGAACGTCCAGAAAACGCTTTTACACGCCGATGCGGCCCTGATATTTGACGGACGCGACGCAACGACGGGTATTGATCTTACGGTAGTAGGATCATGGGAAAACGGATCAAGCGTTACGCTTTTGACAAGTGCCTCGTTTTTCACGTCCGACATGGCGACAAACTCACGCCGCATTCAGACCCCGAACGGCGGGCAAGTCGAAATCGACACCTATACGTCTGGAACCGAGGTAAGCGGGACCGTTTTATACGATCTTGAAGACGGATCGTTTACCGGCGGAGACTGGTATTATATGGCGCGCTCTCTTTCCGGGCTCTGGCATTTTGAGGGAGAAGAAATCGCAGTCCTTGCCGACGGCGGCGTGATCGAAAGCGTTATCGTTTCAAACGGCTCGGCGTCCCTTGACGATGACGCCGGATACGTGATTGCCGGCCTTGGCTATACGGGCATCGGAAAGACGGAAGACATCACGGGCGGCGACGAAATCGGGCGCGGGCAGACCAAGGAAAAAAGCATAACAAACATCGGCGTAAGGCTTCGCGCATCTCTCGGGACGAAGTTCGGAACAAGCCTTTACAACATGGAGCATCCTCCCTATTTGCTTGACGATGAAATCGCAGGGCGCCCGCCACGCCTGTTTGACGGCGTGATGAAAGTCGAGATTCCCGACGAAAGGGCTCTTGAGAAAAATCTTTATTGGCTGCACGATACGCCGACGCCTTCGAATATCCAATATCTCCAACCGCTTATAGAGGTCGATGAACGATGATCAAAGTTGTCCCATTCCACAAAAAACACATGGACCTTTTTGAACAAAGGCCAGACGATCTCGAACGCTATGGGAAACTGACCGCCGAGGACATTATTCCCGTGTTTGATTATGGGCAGACGTTTACTTGCATTCACGAGGGCCGCATCGTCATGTTTGGCGGAATCCTTGAGGTGACAAAGCACACCGGGCGGTGCGCAACGCTTGTCTCGATTTATGCCGACGAGTGCATCACCGAGCTTTTACGCGAGCTTAAAAAGCAGCTTGAAATGATGATGCGTTGCATGGGGCTGCACAGGATTGAAACATCGAATATGGTCGATGCGCTCGATCATATCCGCTGGTGCCGCCTTCTCGGCTTTGTGGACGAAGGAGAAATGAAGCTTTACGACGATAGGGGACGAACATTTTTGCGCATGGCAAAAACTTTGGAGGCGGGCAATGGGACTTGAAAACCTCAATTCGATAAGTAGCGCCATCTCGGCGTTTTCTTCGGTTGCCGCGCCAATCGCTGGTTTCATAACGCAACAGCGCGCCGCCGATGATGCGCTCAAGGCGGCGCGGGACGAAGCGCGCCTTATGCGCGAGGATGCGGCCTACCGGGCGCAACAGGTCAAAAAGGATGCCCGGCGCCTTCGCTCGACGCAAATGGCCGCCTATCTGAAATCAGGCGTTACGCTCGAAGGCTCGCCGCTTCTCGTCACGAGTCAAACAATGTCCGAGGCCGAAAAGAACGCGCAGAACATCAACACAAACGCGAAATATCAGGCCGATGCGCTGATCAAAAAGGCGAAAACGGTCGATAGCGGCGACATTTTCGGGACGGTTCAACAGTCTTTGAGCGGTGTTAAAAAGGGCATCGAGCTTTTCATGTAGGGGGAAAGATGGCGCGGATACCGACATACACGCAAAGGATCATGCTCGACAGGTCAAACCAGTCGAATGTGGAATCTGCGTATATTCCCGGCGCGCGAGAGGCCGCACGCATTGAGCGCCAGGGCGAGGTCGCCGATCAGCAAGTCGATCTACTTTTGAAGCAGAAAGACGCCGAGGGCAGCCTTGCCGCGCAGGAAAAAGCCAACGCCTTCGAGCGCGAGATTATCGAGAAAATGGACGGCTGGCGCTCGGAACGTCAAGCCAACCCTTCCGGCTTTGCGAAAGAGGCCGACGACTGGTTTATCCAGCGCGCCGGACAGATCGAGGGAGAGACGAAAGGGCAGAACGTCAATCTCGACGCTTTCCGCAAAATCACGGACAATATGCGCAATAGCGTCCTTGCCAAAAACAAGGATTGGGAAACCGATACGCGCGTGAAAAATACCTTCGTCGGCGTGGAGCAATCCATTGAGGGCATGAATGCCAATTTTGCGATGGGCAATCCGACATTCAAAGACCTTGTGGCGCAGCAAAACAAAATCAGGGATTACACGAACACGATCGGCGCGAAGATTTTAAGCTTTCCCGATCAAGTCAAACTCGCCAATAAAGGCATTGACGATGCAAATCGGTCCTTCTTCGATCAGAAGCTTCAACAGGATCCCGAGAGCCTCAAGCGCATTTTGGAATATGGCGACGGCGGAAAGGACCGCCTGATCGAATTCGTGATGAATGACCCCGGCATGGAGGGCGGCGGACGATATGTGAAGGACGGCGGCGGCTATGCAAAATATGGGATCAACTCGGTCCATAATCCGGGCGTGGACGTCAAGAACCTGACGCCCGAAGAGGCCCGCGATATTTACAGCCGGAAATACTGGGACAAGCGACTCGACAAATACGATCCTGCCTTTCAGGCTGTGGCGTTCGATGCGCTCGTCAATCACGGAAACGACAAAGACACATGGCGCATGATCGAAGCATCGAACGAAAACCCCTTCACGCTGATCGATCTTCGCAAGCAAAAATACAACGATTTGATCGCAAAGAACCCCGAGAAATACGGCCCCGCCGCGCAGGGCTGGCAGCGCCGCATGGACACGCTCACGCAATACGTCCAAGACCTTTCGGACGGAGCAAGCGATTATTTGCAATCGTCCGGCATCGTCGATCCCGGCCTGATCAGCAACGTAAGGAATCAGCTTGATACGGCCATCGCGCGCAAGAAGGCGCAGCGCGAGAAAGAGTTTGCGGATTCGCAAAAGGCCGACGAACTGACGCAACTCAAAAATCAGAACGACATCCTCGACAGTCTTGAAAAGGACGATCTTTCTTACGATCAAAAAATGCTTAACATCAACAAGATGGAACTTACGGGACAGATCAAGCAGGATTTCGCGGCCGACGCGCGGCGCTACATGGAAAGCAAAAAGGCTTTGAGCGCCGTTACAAACTCGGACCAGATGGCCGATGTTGTCACGCAAATGTACGATTTGAACACGATCGCCGACATGAATGAAGCCGATTATTTGCGCGGCGTGCAAAACATCAAGCGCAACATCATGTCCATGCGCGCCGACGGAACGCTCTCGCGCGAAGACGGGGAGAAACTTGAAAACCAGCTTCGCACGCTCACAGCATCGAAACAGGCCGACGCGACGAATAATATGGCATTTTCTTTCGGCGAAGCGAATAAGATGATCGAGCAAGCCTTGCCGCCCGAGCTTCGCGGAAAGGCCACGCGCGAGCTTTTCTATGCCGTCGATCAGGAAATCAAGAAGACCGGACAGACGGACCGCAAGACAGAAAAAGCCCTTTACAAAAGCTTTGCTCGAAAGATCATCGATGGGATCCAGGCGCAGCGCCGGGCTTCTGCGCTCGGCATGCTCGACAACGCGAATCAGGGATTTCTTAACGATGAAGACAAAGCCTTTGCTGAACAAAGCGGCTATGCTCTCAAGGATGTTGAAGAAACTGCGAAAAAATACCAGATCACGCCGAAACAGGTCATTGAAAGGCTGAAAGCCAAGAGGGCTTCAAATGGCTGATCTTTTCGCGCAGGAAGGAATTGAGGCCGGGCGCGACATCTTCGCGTCTGAAGGCATCGCGGCGCCGTCCGTGGCCGAAAGAAACGATACGGCCCTAAATCCTCTTTTGCTCTCCCAAGCGCCGGCAGACACGCAGGAAGCAGCCAGCGCGCACAAGGACAGCATGATGCAACTTGCCTCGGCGCGATTCTCGCCCGCGCAGCTTGACGACATGCGCGCGAAAGGCCCCATTGGCTTTCTTGAGGCGCCGAACTTCTTACAATGGGAAGAGGTCGTCCCCGGCGGTATGGTCCCGCAAGCCGTTGAATTGGTTAAACTTTATAACACGGCCGGAAAGATGGAGCGCGGCGAAGACCTGACGGACGACGAACAAAAATCCATGAATGAGTTTATTGACCGCACCGTTGAAATGAATGTGCGCGGCCTGTCCGTAGGTGGTAACATTTCGTATTATGGCAGCCAAGTTCCTGCTTTTATGATCGAATTCGCTCTTTCGGGCGGCGTCGGGAAAGCCGCCGAAGAGGGCGCCGCGAAAATCGCAACGCGTGCCATAGAGGAGGGCGTAGCGCGCAAGGTCGCCCAGAAGGTCGCAGGAAAAACCGCAAACGTCGTCGCGCGCACGTCCTTGCTTGCCGGCGCCAAGACGGCGGCGGGCACGGCGGCGGATATTGTCACAGGTCGCGAGGTCGCGCCGCAAAACTATATTCCAGGCTATGCCGAGCGCCGCCTTAATGATTACATGGCCGTAACGGATAAAGGAGAGGTTTTGCTTAAACAAAGCAAGGAAACCCCTTCTATGAGCGCCCTTAAGGCTTTCGGCTACAATACGGCCGACATCGCAAGCGAAATGTCCGGGGCCACAATCGGCAAATACCTCGTAAAGCCCGTTGAAGGGGCCGCCGGTAGGCTTTTGAAAGGCCCGGTCCTCTCGGGCGTCCAGAAGCTTCCAGAGGGCCTCAAGCTGGCCCTGTATCAAGCCTATAAGGCAATCCAGCCTAACGCCATGGTGACGCGCACTTTTAGCGCCATGGGCTGGAACGGCATGATCGAAGAGCTTGGGGAAGAGCGCGTCGGGGACATCATGAAATCCTCGCTTGATATGGCGACGGACAAGGACTATTCGATGGACGATTTCCTTAACGCCATTACGCCGGGGAAAGACCAGCTTCTTGTCGAGGCCGGGATCATCGGAATCATGGGGGGCGTGCATGCGGCAACGGACATCGCAACGAACATCATGGCCGAGCGCATGGGCGGCGACAGGGCGGCCGCTCAAGAAACCGTCTCGAACATGTCCGCGCAGGAAAAGGAGGATTTTGTCCTCCAGAACTTTGCGCCACAGGCTGCGGAACAGCCGATTTACTTTGACATGGCTCAAGCGCCCGGCGTTGATCCTGTTTCGCAGTCCCAAGCCAAGGCCGCACAAAAGATTGAACCGCCGCAACTGATTAATTCGGAAAGCGGTTTTTCAAAAGCATATCGAGATTTCGTCAACACGCTTCAGCCTATCGAGGACGTGACGAAGTTTGCGCAGGAAAAGGGCGCGAAGATCACGCCCGGAGAAAACCCTTATTTTCTCTCGCGCACATACGCCGGGATTGTCGGACAGATCGAGCACAATCTTAAATACGGCACGACGCGCATGAACCCGGAGACGGGGCAGTTTGAGAAGACCGGAAAAGGGTTCAAGCAAATCCTTGACGACTTCGACGCTTCGATTATGCATGTTGAAGGAAGCCGTGACGCGCGCGAAAAAGACTTCAACGATTATCTGATCGCTCGACGCACCATCGAAGACCTGATCCCTCGCGAGGATGTGAAGGTTACGGAACAGCAAAAGGCTGATTCCATAGGTGCAATGGCACGTCTCACGCAAAAATACGGCAGCGCGTTTCCCTGGTTTTCTGAATACGCTAAGGAGCTTTACGATTATCAGGGCCGCGTCCTGCATAACCTTGTCGATAGCGGCGTGATCTCGGAAGAAAAATATAACCAGATCACGGGCGCAAATAAAAACTACATCCCTTTTCAGCGCATCATGGAAGAAGAAGGGTTTTTAGGCGCCGTCTCTTCACACGGCGTTTTCACAGACGCCAATGCAAAGAAGATCATTAAAAGCATTCATGGGTCTGAAAAGGACATCAAAACGCCAACGCAAAGCATTATGCGCAACACAGCGCGCATCTTGGACGTTGCTTATCGTAACCGTGTCGCAACCGGAATCGCCGCCTTGTCGGACATTTTGCCGGAATATATCCAGCCGACGCCGCCGATTGTCGTGAAGCGTGGCACGGCAAAGATGCAGGTTTCTTTTGACGCGGGCCTTCGCCGCAAGCTTGAAGCCGCTATAAAGACGTTTGGAAATGAGATTTCGCGCGAAGCCTCGATAAGGGTAAAGAAATCCGGCTATGTCAACGGATCGTACAGCCCCATGGAAAAGCTTGTGCGCGTGCGCATTGGAACGACGGAAGGCACGCTTGCACATGAAGTCGGGCACATGCTCGACAGCGAGCTTGGAATTGGCAAAAGGCTTTTGGCCGACAAAAAAATAAAGGCGGAGCTTCAGGAGCTTGGAAAGCAACGCCTTTCCGGCGATACCGTGATGACGGAGGACGGGGAAAAAATCATCTTCGAGGATCGCGTTCTTGAAACAAACCCGGAGAAATATAAAAATTATGTGACTTCCGACGAAGAGATTATCGCAAATCTTTATGATGCTTACGTCAACGCGCCGGACCTGTTGAACAAGATCGCGCCGAATGCCAAAACGGCTTTCGAGCAAATCATTGACGAGAATCCAAAGCTTTCTTTTCTCAAGGACATCAAGCCGTCGGTCGAGCGCGGGACGGAAACGCTTGAAAAGGACGTCTGGGGTCCGCTTGATTTTCCTCCCCAAGGCACGATCACGGCTTTCATCAACGGCGAAAAGAAGTTTTATAAAGTTTCGGAACCCCTTCTTGAGGCCATGCGGAATCTTTCGCCCGTTCAAATGAATGGTACTTTCCGGCTGATTATGTCGCCCTTCCGTGCCTCGGCACAGATTTTGCGCGCCGGTGCGACTCTGATCCCCGAGTTTTGGATCCGTAACGTCATACGCGATCAAAGCACATCATTCCTGCAATCCCCAACGCGCCCGACGCCGATCGACACGATCAAGGGACTTGCCGCGATTATTGGAAAAACAGAGTTATATCAGGACTGGCAAGCGAATGGCGGCATGTTCAATTCCTACATGGAGCTTGACGACAAGGGCATGGAAAAAGCCTTCCGCGAGCTTATGCGGCCGGACGGGCGCTTCATGCGCTATGCAAAAAACCCGCTGAATATCTTTGAAGACATTTCCATGAGCCTTGAACAGGCAACGCGCATCGGAGCCTTCAGCAGCGCGCGCGACGCGAATATGAAGGGAATAGAAGCTGCGCTTGCTTCCCGCGAAGCCACGCTCGACTTTGCGCGCGGCGGTTCCGTGGCGCGCAACATCAATCAGTATGTTCCGTTTTTCAACGCCGGAGTACAGGCGACGGACAAGCTTTTGCGCACGTTCAAGGAAAACCCGAAGGCAACGATGCTTTGGGGAATCGCAACCGTAACGGTCCCGAGCGTTCTTTTAACGGGATATTATCTTTACGGCGCACCGGAAGACGAGCGCCGCGAATATCTTGAAATCCCGCAATGGCAAAAGGATATGTTCTGGATATTCAAGGAAAACGGCCAGTGGCGGCGCGTTCCGAAGCCATTCGCCTTTGGGTACCTTTTCGGGTCTGTGCCCGAGCGTTTTATGACGTGGGGCTATGAGGGCGACAAGCCGGAAATCAGGAATTTTTGGACAGAGTTTGCGACAGGCGTTGCGGGAACGATCAGCCCGGTCTATGATGCCGCTTCGTTGTTTCCGCCGCTCGTGAAGGTTGCCGTCGAAGACCTTACGAATTACAACTTTTTTACGGGCCGCGACATATATCCGCAATGGATGGAAGACCTTGCACCGGAAGAACGCTCGAACAAGTTCACATCGGAAACGGCCAAGTTTTTGGGCCAGCGCCTTGGTGTTAGCCCTGCTTTGGTTGACAATACTTTACGCGGCCAACTGGCAGGGTCGGCAACATACATCACCGACGCAGGAGACAAGATTTTAAAGGCCGCAAAGCAATGGAACGGGGAAACCGTGCCAGAGCGTCCCGTCACGCCTTCCGATACGCCAATCCTCAAAGCCTTTTCCGTTCGTGAACCTACGGGCTATGGGACGAACAGCGTCGCCAATTTCTTTGAAACCTGGGCCGAGATCAGCCAGATTCACAACACGTTTAATTCTAAAAAAGGATTGGAAAAACAAAACTATAGAGAACAAAACTTTGACGCTTTGCGCGCTTACGCGCCTATGAAAAGCTTTCATGATAGAATACAGGACTATGGAAAGCGCGCCAATAAAGTCTGGGAAGATCCCGACATGACATCACAGGAAAAAGTCGAAGCTTTGTCGGAAATCGGTGGTCAGCTTTTGGAGGCTGCCATTTCCGGCAATAAGTGGTATAAGGATAACCAAGGGGAGGGCAAGTAAATGGGCGGCGTCACACAAACAAACTCGTCGAATATCGCCGATGCCGATGGCACGACGGACGTTTTCAACTTCACCTTCTTTGCCTTCAACACGGATCACGTCAAGGTCTATTCGGTCCTTGACGACGTTTTTACTGAATTAACCTCGGGCTTTACGATCACAGTGAACGCGGGCGGCGCGGGCGGAAATGTGACGTTCACAACGCCCCCTGCCGATGCTGTGGGATCGATCCTCGTTCGCCGGGAAATGCCTTACACGCAAGCGACGGAATTTAACGATCTCGTTCGTAGCAAAGAATCCTCGATTGAAACCGCGCTCAATATCCTTGCGCTTCAAATCCAGCAACTTAAAGAAGACGTTGATCGATCGATAAAATACACCGAAGGCGCCGAAGCAACAGACACAACGCTTGAAGCGCCAACGGACGGATACGCGCTTGTTTATGACGGGACAACCGGAGCGATCAAGGCCGGGGTTGCCCTTGAAGATATTGAAACCGCGCAAACTTATGCCACGGCGGCGGCAGCCAGCGCAACGCAAGCGCAAAACTATGCCGCCGCGCTCACTGCAACTTCAACGACTTCAAGGACGATGGCCACAGGCTCGCTTACTCTTACGGCGAGCACTGGAAAGGCTTTCGTATCAGGTCAATATATTGTCGTTTCCTCGGACGCTGCGCCCTCGACAAACTTCATGGATGCACAAATCACGTCCTATGATTCCTCGACGGGCGAGCTTGTTTTCACCGTTTCTCAAGTAACGGGATCCGGCACGTATGCGGACTGGACAATCGGATTAAGTGGTCCAAAAGGTGAAACTGGCGCGACGGGTCCGACGGGGGCCGGAACGGGCGATATGCTTGGATCAAACAATCTTTCCGATTTGACGGATGCGGCAACTGCGCGCGGAAACCTTGGCCTCGGATCGGCATCTCTTGCTGATCTTATCGATGAAGACGATATGGCATCTGACAGCGCTACTGATGCACCCTCACAGCAATCCGTGAAAGCCTATATTGACGCTTTGATCGCTTCCGTCGGCGGACTTACGGAATCAAAAAGCTCTTGGACCGCCATGACAGCGGGCGCGGCTTCTGCCTTCAATCACGGATTTGCAGGTCAACCTAAAATCATACAGCTTTGGTTGAAATGCATATCAAGCGGATATGGCTTTACAGCCGATCAAGAGTTTCCGGCCGACTCCGCAACACCAGTCACCTATAACTCAACTAGGGGTGTTGTTATTTACGATGTCACATCCTCTCAAGTTAAGACTGTTGTTGGAACATATGGTTATCTTTTCCTTTACAATCCATCAACAGGCGCGGGAGTCGCACCGCCATTCGCAAACTTCCAATATCAGATTCGGGCCTATTACTAGGAGAAACCATGACCGACGCAATGGAGGTTGCGACAAAAGCTTTCGATCTTGCCTCGAAAACTTCAACGCGCCTTGAAGTTCACGAGGCCGTGGCCAACGAACGCTATAAAAACATCGACGACAGGCTTGCGCAGTTGCCGGATATTTCGCGCTCAATAGGCGCGCTTAAGGGCAGCGTCAACAAGGCTGTCGGCGGCGTTTTTGTTTTGTCCGTTCTTTCCACAGTGATCGTTGTTTTGCGTTACATCGGGGGGCAATGAATCTTCTCTTGCAGCGTCATCGCTCGACGCATTCATGCACGCACGGCGACCTTTACATCGACGGCGTTTGGGAATGCGTGACACTCGAAGACGTTGTGAGAGACGTCAAGGAATACGGAAAGACCGCGATACCTGCCGGGCGCTACACCGTAAGTCTGACATATTCAGAGCATTTTCAAAGGGTTCTTCCGTTGATCGGCGGCGTGCGCGGATTTGAGGGCATCAGAATTCATTCAGGAAACACGTCGCGCGATACCGAAGGGTGCATTCTCGTCGGCAAAGCTCGACCGAGCGAGGATAGCGATTGGATCAGCCGGAGCGCCGCAGCGCTCCTGCCTTTGCTCCAAAAGCTAAAACGTGCTACAGAGGCTAAGGAAAAGATTGAGATTTTAATCAAAGACGCGCCGGATCGCGTCGTAACCAAAGGGGGATCAAATGGGGTTCTGGGAAAAAATGTGGGCCTGGCTGAAGGCGTTCGGATCGAACGTCCTTGAATTTCTTGAGCCGTTCGGAAAACTCCTCGCCAAGTCTGGCGGTGATCTTCTTCTTGCCATCGCCTTGAACGCCGTGACGACGATGGCTGGCACGAATATGACCAACGCCGAAAAGCGCGAGGCCGCCGTCAAGAAGATTGCGGAAGACGCGAAAGCAAAGGGGATCGAGGCTGGAGAAAACGTCATCCGTGCCGTTCTTGAGCTTGCGCTTGCCAAGCTTAAGGAAGCGCAATGATCTTTTTTCGCTGGAAGATGGACACGGACAAAATCTGGTCTTTCTTCCAGCGCCTTTTATGGAAAAGCAGAAGGAACGAAAACGATGCAAAACCTCCCGATTGATCCATCGAAGCCCGTCAAGGGAAACGCGCAAGGAACATTTGCCGGATTTGTGGCGGGCGCCGCTGTCTCTTACCTTTCCGGGTTCGGCGTGTTCGACGCGATGACCGGATTCCTTGGCTCGCACGGCTTTTGCGTCGTTAAGACTGTTGACAATTTCCTTGAATCGAAAGGCATGCAGGATTGCGCGGACCTGAAATTGCAAATCATTGCCATGGTGACGGCCCTGATCGTGAGCCTCGTCAACTACCGAATCACGCACAGCGCGCAGGTCAAGAACCTTTCCGAGCTTTACGATATGATCCCGAGCACGTTCGCCGAGTTTCCGGGCGACAAGGACAAACCGCAGAGCGAGGGCATGGACAACGGAAACTTTAACAAAGGTTAAAAAAAGACCGGCTTTAGGGCCGGTCTTTGTAATTTTATTTCACAAACGTGAAACTTTATTTCTCGGAATCCGATGGCGCATTCTGGCTCTCCTTGTGCAGCCGGCGCAGGTTCAACGCATACCGTATCAACTGGCGCGTTCTGGTTGCCTTGCTGTTCGAGATTTTCACCATCTTGCGTTTTCCACTTTCCAGCGATTTCCTGAAACTCGGCTTCAGTGATTTCGACCAGCGGATCGCTGTACGCTTTCTGGTCAAGGTTCGGGAGCTTTTCGACCGACATTGTTCCTTCATCCCCCGAGTGTGTGAACTGCGAAAGAACGCCGTTTTCTTCATTGATCAGGATGTAAGGCGTGCCGTCCTGATTTGAAACCCTATAAAACTTCGTCATTTTCTACCCTTTCGTTGTTCGAGTTAAACGCGGCGGTAGGCTCTTCTCTTACGCTCGGGGGACGTATCGTGCGCCCGTCCAAGACCGCCGGACCCTTTCGGGCTTTATTCCCCCTTGGTTTCAGGGGAAGCTTTTTCGACCTTCATCCCGCCTTCCATGAGATTGACAAGCTCGGGGGAAGTAAGGACTTCGGCCTTGATTGTCTTGTTGACGACATGATGCACGGCTTGCACGCCGTTGCGCGCCTCGACAAGGCGTTTTTCGGTCGGCGAGGTAACGAGATAATACGGCATTCTTTCACTCCATCACTCTAAAGGTTAACCGCCAATTTCAAAAGATGACGTTGATCGCCTTGGGGCGCCCGTTTTTCCCGGCCGCGATGTCAAAGTTTACCTTGGCGTCTTGCCTAATGTCCTCTTCTGTTCCGTCCACGGCGGATATGTGGAAGAAAACGTCCGGGCTTCCGTCGTCCGGCGTGATGAAACCGAAGCCCTTGTCCTTTTTATAAAACTTGATCTTCCCGCGCATCTTCTTTCCTTTCACTGTTTGAGTCTGAAAAAATGGCCATTGCTTGTTTCGCCGCCATAGGTTTCGATGAGGCCCTTATCCCGCAGACGAAGGACGGTCCGATAAATGTGCGACCTGTGCTTTTTCAAAGCTTTTGTGATGTCGCCCGTTTTCGTAACCTTCCCGTCCTTTTGACGCGACTCAATAATGAGAAAGCATTTAAGCTCTGCATTTGTGAGCCCGGCTTCAGCGGGATTGATTTTTCTGTGTTCGTTCTTCACGCCGTTTCCTCTTTGTTGTGTAAATGATTGCATAAATCAGCCATCATGTAAAGCTGCTTTTCGTGCATATACCGTGTGCCGTCCACAATGCCGCCGACCCCATTGGCAACTGAGTGCTTGGCCGCAAACTCTTTGCGCGTCGTCCATCCGACAAGCTGGACAAGCTGCGGGATCGTGCTAATCCTTTCGTACCGGACGCGGGCGAACACGAAAACGTCGGCCATGTCGTCGAGATTTGTATTTTTTTCAACGGGAAGCATAAGTCGTTGCGCCGACGGATTGGCCGATGCTTTTACGTCGATTGTCGTCCCCTCGACTTCGAGATCGTAACCGACGTCCGGGCGCGTCGTGTTCCATGTCAAGGCTTTCCTTGGATCCACGGAAAGGAACAGGCAAAGCGCGGCTTCGGCAAGGTACCCGATAACGTGCTCGTCGATCCTTAAAACCAAAGGAATGTTTCCCTTTGAAAAAAGCCTGTCTTGGCTTCTTTTGCCATAAGAAAGCTCGGCATTCTTGCCCTTCTCAAAGCAAACGGCGACGAGATCGGCTGGCACGAGGATTCGTTTCATACGCTAATTCCTTTCGAGATCGCTTTTGCGCAGGTTTTCCAGCTTCTTTGACTACCATAAAGCGGCGAGGCGAGGCGCTCGGCAATGGATTTGAGCGCGCCCCGGCGCTGGTTTCGGTTCATCCCCTCCCTGACCATGGAAAGGTATTCGGCACGGTGGGCCTGAAGCTCCTCGAAAAACCGGAAAGTCTCGCTTTCGAGATATTTTTCCCACCAAAACTCTATTCCAAGCTCCTTTTGGCGCAGCCCGTGGACCGCTTCATGGACGAGAAGGTGCTTGTTCGGCCCTTTGCCCGAGGGAACAAACAGCCTATCGCCGTAGGAGAAGATGACCGTGCTGCGGCGTGCGGCCGGAAGGACGGCAACGATCCTTTCATAGTTAGGCGGAAGGCCCTTCACGATTTCCATTTTGTTCCCTTACAACAATCTTCTCGATGAAGCGTAGGCGCTTGTCCAAACGCTCGACGTTCTCGGCCAACGCCTCGACGCAGTTCAAGAGATATTCGAGGCATATTTTCAGATGCGTTGCGTCGTCGGTCATTTCATCCTGCAAAAAGATATTCGCCGGGATCGCCCTCGGCTGACGTTCCGACAAGCTCGGCTTTCACTGGCGCTTTGTCGATGCATCCAAGCTGAATCAGCCGCGCGATTTTCTCCTCGACGATATGCTCGAAGCCTGTAAGCGCATCATAGAGCTTTGTTTGAAACTCGGGATCGCGGTGCGTCCTGACGAGAGCGGGCGGCATGTCCGGGTAAAACGAAAACCAGTCAACCCATTCCAGCCCGGAAACGAAAAGCTGTCCCTGGACCTGTGGAATATACTTAGGATTCATTTCCTGCATAAGCAAAAACTCGACGTGCTTTGCGGGATTTTCCGGGCATTTGATTTCCGCAAGGCCGACAAGTTTGCCGCCATCGAAGATCCGAGCGTCCGGCGAAGCGCCAAGCGTCATTTGATCGTTCGTGAAGAAGCCGCCCTTTTCAACGTGCAGCCCGGTCTTGAACTGGTAAAGCTCAATCGCATCGGCTTCGTAAGCGTGGCCCCACTCCATCGCGTAAACGCTGAAGTTGCGGTCGATGGGCCTGCCAAGAAGAAGCTCTGCGATTAGGTGATTCGCATAATCCTCGGCCTGTGACGAAAGCTTGCCAGTCTTCGGCGTGATGATCTTGTCGAATTGGGATGCCGTGGCGACGCCAGCGCGCAGCGCGTACCAGTCTTCCGAGTTTTGATCGACGTTAAAATGTTTCATTACTCGCCTTCCTTCTTCGCAGCGGCTCCGGGGATCGACCGCAAAGCAATCGAAGCCTTCCCATAGTCGCGCATTTTTATGTCCTCGATCTTGGAGACGCCCATATAAGACAGAAAGCTTTCCTCGGTTGCGCCGACGCGCTTAAGCGACGCGCGAATCAGATCGACTTGTCCTTTGTCGATCGGGATATGCGCTTGCTGCCCGTCGTTGTCCTCGCCCTCGGCCACGATGTTCAAAAGACTGCATACGTTCACGCGCTTTCCGTATGAAAACGTGCTCACTGCTGCCTGAACGGCGCTTTTTAAAGCGTTCTCTTTGTCGTAGGGAAGAGGCATAGAAACGCTTTCCTGATGGCCGCTTCTGTGCTTGAGAATTGTCGTGACGATCATCTTTCCGTCTTTGTCGTCGCGCGTGTGGATAAGGGACAGGTCTTCTTCTTGAAGAAGAGGCCGAATCACATAATCAATGTCCTCGTATTTCATATAGCGCGATGTGATTTCTCCGGCCCTGTTCCTGATAAATCCGTTCTGCTCGATTCGCGGCATCTTGGATTGAACGCGCGCGAGAGCTTGATCGAAGTCCATCTTCGCTTGCCGGTCCATCATTTTAATTTGGACCTCAAGAAGGCGCTCGATTTTATCGATGTTTGTCGCAGGATCGCTGGCAAGTTTTGCAATCACGGCGATCATGTTTTGCTCTGTCGTGAGCGCGGGAAGATTGGCGTTTTGTTCTACGGGGAGAGTTTCTTCGTCCATGGGATTTCCTTTCGTTGTCTTAATGTACGCTACAATTTAGGCAACGTCAAGAAGGAAACTTTTCGATATGGCTTCCTCGTAAAGTTTCTTGGCCTCGGCAGGATCAACGGGGCGCCCGGAAAAATGCTCAAGGAAGGCCCTTTCATAGAGGACGAGGGCAAAGACGCCCATCGTCTCACGATAGCGCCAGCAAGCCTCTACGGCTGAAATGGGCGCGTTGTCGTTGGACACTTCAGCCATTTAGGCCGCGCCACTCGTGCGCCAGGAGCCAGGCGTCAAGCTCTTCAAGGTCTTGGGGCTCCAAGGCGCGCCTCCTTTTTCATGATTCTTTCCACGCGCTCGCAACGCTCGATATATGCCCGACAACCCGTGCGCCGCGCTTCTTCACGAAAGGCCTTTTGAAGAGCCTTGTCGATTTCTTTCATGGCCTTGTTTTTCATTGCTTCCTCCATTGAAAAAAGCGTTGAAGATTTGCCCGTCTTGGACCTTTTCTAAGAACCTATGGACGCTTGAGAAAAAGTTTTCTTTTGGATCGACAAGCTTTGTTCCAATTTTAAGTCCGTCCCATGCCTCTTGAGAAATAGGCGCGGCATCGTCGCAAAGAACGGTTCCGGGGCGTTGGTATTCCGTCGTTTGTGTTTTGTTGGTCATACTGACTCCTTCAAAAAGTGTGCGATTATATCTACTGTCCATCCGTTTCCTAATGCTTGGTATCTTTGTGTATCCGACACCCCAGCGGTGTAGTTGTCGGGAAGCGTTTGCAACCTCTCACACTCGACAACGGACAACCTTCTATATCCTTCGCCGTGCCGAATTGTGGTTGCTCCACATCCGCCCAAAGTTTTGCAAGATTGGGAGGACAAACACTTCGCTTTTTCGTCTGGCCTTCTGACACTACCCTCGATTTTTTTTCTAAGTTTTTCAGAAGAGATTGTGTTCCTTATATCCTTTGGATGCACCTCTGCGCTTAAAATGTCCCGAAGCAAAATTCCCTTATCGTCTGGATTCGTAATCTTCCAGTTCGCCCAATAGTAGCGCGGCCTATTCTGTGCGGACACAAGAAGCGAGTTAGCAAACAATGGATCAACACCAAGATAATCCGATATAGCGGAAAGGTGTTCCTCCTTCATTTTAACATTCTCAAGAAGAAACTTTATGTTTGGATTCACCAAACGGCACTCACCTAAGATACGAACAAATTCAAAAAACAGAGCCGATCGCGGGTCATTAAGCGCAAGCTGTTTTCCGTTGAAGCTAAATCCTTGGCATGGGCTTCCACCGATTAAATAGTCAAAGTGTCCGGCCGGATGAAAATCAACAACTGACCCATGCCGGATAATATCCGGATAATTCTTCTCGCTGATCTTTGTGGCGTAAGGATTGATCTCGCAAGCGTGATATTCCGAGACAGGTATCCCTGCTCGATCAAAAGCTACTCGACCACACGATATGCCGTCAAAAAGAGATAGAACCCTCATTTCTTCACCGGAAGTTGCAGTTTACGGCCTTCTTCCCACATGCGAAGGCGGTTGATGATCGTGGTTTGTTGTGTTGTCATGATTCCATATATCCTTTCGTGTTCATTTCAAGCGCGTGTCTCTCTGCTGTGTCCCTATGAACAGTTATGGCACAGTCTTTGCTGGTTCTAATGTTTCTGACGCAGTAATTCATTCCTGAATGCGGGTAATGGTGTAGGTACGGGTGATCTTGTTCGATAGGCACAACGTGATATTTATCTCTCGGCCTCCCACGCTTTTTCGTCGTCGTTTGTTGTTTTGTCATGGCAACCATCCTAAATCGATTATTCTTTCTCCTGCCTTTCCCTCGGCGTGAAGTTTGGCAAACTTCGTAGCTTGTATTTCGTCTTTAAACTCTGTCATCGTACATTTGTCGATCCAGAAAAGGAACCAACGTTGCTGGACGACAAAGTACAAAGTTCCAGAACAACCGCGCCACGTCTTTATTCTGTATTTATGCCTCGTCGTTTGTTTTTGGTCAGTCATTCACCTTCTCCTCTAGGTCTTTGATTAAAAGAATGCTTAGCGCGGCGATTTCGGCATGCCTCAAGCAATAACATTTTCCTCCTACCTTGAAACGCGCTGATTTTGTGCATCGTTTGTCTGTATCCGGCGTGTCATTAGCATAGATATTTGTGCGCTTAGCCTCGCATTGAGGCATATTATCCGGGAAAAGATTCTCTGCTATTCTCATACACGCCCCACTTCCTGCCTACGCTTGGCTCGTTTGTGTTATTTTTTCAGTCATTTTGT